TTTGCACAGGATGGTCCTAAGATTTGGGGTCAGAAGAACCTCCAGGTCAACGAGTCTCAGCTCAACAGAATCGCTGTTCGTAGGCTGCTGCTCAGAATGAGAAAGCTTATTGCAATCTCTTGCATAGGTCTCATCTTCGAGCCAAATGACCCAACAACGAAGCAGTCATTCCTGTCAACGGTTACTCCGATCATGGACAGTATAAGGTCTAACAGAGGTATCTCAGACTATAGGATCGAGATTAACGATACAATAGAGTCTAGGGAGAGGAGAGAACTTCCTGTGAAGATTTACTTCAAGCCTTACAACGCACTTGAGTATATCGTGATCGACTTCATACTCACACCAGAGGGAGTTTCATTCGACGATATTTAAATTGAAATACTCTAAATAAAGAAGAGGAAGATTGTTAGTCTTCCTCTTTTTTTTTATAAACAGTTAATGAACTCTTTTGCACTATATTCTGATAAGAAGAAGTCACCTTTGATGGTGAACCAAGCACCTGGAAGGTCATATCCAGCTTGTTTATAATCAGTTAATACTAATTTTCCATTATCATCAATACCCATAATATCAATGAATGGCATTGCATAATCTGGCTTCCATATTTTTTTGTTATGCGGGCTTTCAAGACCGACACTGAAGGAATGCGGTTCTTCTGTGTAAATGCTCGAAATAGATTTCTTGCCTTTAACGAAGGCAATTTTAAACTCATAAATGTTACCACGTTCTACCATAAAACACGAGCTAATGCTCTTCGATGCAATCTTTTCTCTTAAATCTTTTAGTTCCATATTTTTATCATTTAAAATTAATTTTGCTGCAAAGATAAGAAAAAACTTTGAATTGTACAAGAAGTCTGTCTATTTTTAACCTTATTTAATATTTATATAGAAAATAAACGTTTATTATGGACAATAAGACAAAGAGATTGATAGAGGAGCTTAACCAGCTTAAGGGGCAGCTCTCAGAGAGATTTATATTCGGCGATGAGGGAGAACAGGAACAACAGATGGGTGGAAATCCAGGTATGCAGCAGGAACAACCAGACCCAGCACTTGTTCAGCCACAACAGCAACAGCAGATGATGCAGGGCGGCTCTGAAGAGGAGATTGCAATGCATGCACAGGAGATTATCCAGCACGAGCCAATTATCGGTAAAATTAGAGAGACGGCTATTGAGGGTCTTAAGAAGTATGCAGATCACCCAACTAGCTCAATATACGAATTCTTCAAGAAGGTATTCTTGGAGAGCGATAAAGTATTAACTGATACTGGAAATAAAAGGTAAATAGATATGGCAAAGAAACTTATAAGATTAACAGAAGGTGACCTTCATAGAATTGTGAAAGAGTCGGTAAAGAGAGTGTTGAATGAAATGCGTCCAGAAACATATGCAAGCTACGCTAAAGGCAGAGAAGCCCAAGGACAAATGGATAAAGCACAAGTTGGTAGACAAGCAGCAATTGATAAATGGAATAGTTTGTATGGTGATGACTATAGTCAGATGAATCAAGACTATAGTATTAGTTATAATAATGGGAAAGGCGTACCAACTGGTATGGAAGCTACACCAATGGACGATGGTTCTATGAATTATACATATCGTGGGCAAGATAGGGGGTCGAAACCATATAGCCAGCTTGGAAATTATGCTCAAAGAGCTGTCAATATGCGTAATGCGCCTATGCCGCCATCAGTCCAACATTAATTTCAGACCATTTACGAACAAGTCCATTTGACTTATCGAACATATGGGCGAATCTTTCTGATTCGCTCATTTTTTATATCACATATCCAAGTATAAGCCATGTTACAAATATCTGTATGAAGTGTATTGCTTGGTCAGTATATAGGTTGATTTTATGCTTATTTGCCTTTAGGCCGTCCACATAGTAGTGTACGGCGGTATTAATACATACAAACAAACCGATCCACCCAAATGGTATCTGAATCCACCAGAACGGCAATGATATGATTATAGCCCATGACAATGAGTGTATGAACAACGCAGTCTTATAATCATCCTTATACAAATCATTATATCCTTCTTGTTTCCTCCACCATTCCTTTTGCTTCATATTAGCCAGTATTCCCTGTAGGTGGAAGTCATCAATTACGTGAAGCAGAATCATCAATAGAAATATCTTTGTTGCCATTTGTACATATATTTTTGGCAAAGATATATAAAAAATATGAAAAATACAAATAAAAAAGGTAAATTCTTATATTTATATAAAAATTGATAATAAATAATCTAGATTAAAATATTGAAATTATGAGTGATTTACTTTTGAAGATGCCGTTGAACTATGAGCCATTGAGAAAAAACAGATGGCTTCTTAGATTCCCAGCAGACCTGGGTATCCAGGAGTGGTGGTGTCAGTCAGCTAAGCGTCCAGCAATTAAGCAGGAAGGTAAACCAATCCAGTTCTTGAATACAGAGACCTACGTTGTAGGACGTTATACATGGGACGAGATGCAGGTTACTCTTCGTGACCCAATTGGTCCTTCTGCTTCACAGGCTGTAATGGAGTGGGTTCGTCTTCACTCTGAGTCAGTTTCTGGTAGACAGGGATATGCTGCTGGTTACAAGCGTGACGTTGAACTTGAAATGCTTGATCCAACTGGTGTAGTTGTGTCTAAGTGGATTCTTAAGAACACAATGTGTACACAGGCTGACTTCGGTGAGCTTGACTACAGCCAGGATGATCTTGCAACCATCACCATTACTCTCAGATTTGACTATGCTATATTGGCGTACTAACTGCTTGATAATCAACAAGTTACGTGGTTTCATTAAAATTGAATGTGGCTTAGTCGAATAAAAAAGTTAAAGAAATTGTTGCAATTTCTTGTTTTTTAGAATATTTACCTATATCTTTGCACAAATAATATAGGTAAATATCTTAATTTTTATAATAAGCGCAAAACTATTGTTTTTGTGCTTATTTTTTTTATATTTTCAATAAGTTACGTATTTAAAGAAATAATATATAAAATAAATAATTGGTATGGAAAGAAAACAGAAAACTAACAATGACTTTGATGTTTTGAAGAAACGTCTTGAAATGAAGATAAACGAACACAAGATGTTAACAAACACACTTCATGAGGCTTTCAGAAAAGAAGACACATCAGAAGAAACACTAAACAGTATAAAGTCTGCAATAGACAGTACCGTAAGTGAAATCAATATTCTTAGGGAGCAAATAAATAATGAAGGTGCTACATATGCTGCTTATAATGCTTATAATAAAATGAGCTTCTTTGATAAGATTGGTAAAAAGGATGAATTGCCAATTAAAACCATTTCTGGCTGTGAGCCTAAGTATAATAGCAAGAAACCTTACAGTATCAAATCATTCGATGAAATCGTTAAAGAGGGTGGAAAAGAACATAAGGTTAAGCACACTACATCTATTGAAAATGTAAAGACAGACAATATCCTGTTCTGCAACAGATTTTTGTGTGATCTTAGTGTTATAGGTATTCCAGAGACTATGGTTAAGTGGCTTTGCCAATTTAAGGGTTCGGAGTATTCATCAAATCGTACAGATAATTTCATTGAGGTTCAGATATATGACTTCGTTGATGATAATGGTATACCAGTATTGGCAAAACTTAATTCTTATGACGGCAGGAAATTCACCATTGAAATAAAACACCTTGATCCAACTGGATGTGTAGTGTACAAGGAGAAATATAACGGATGCTATCTTGATGGTGAAATAATTAGAGATTCATTAAGATATGCTGATAGCGAACCATCTACCATCACATTTAAGATATATTACGACGGAGTTTCATATGAAGCAAGTTTCCAAAAAAGATAATGTCAAAAAAACCACAAAACCAAATAAAGTTACCAGGAAGCCAGCACATAGGCATAAACTTCCTGGTACTTCAAAACTTGAGGAGAGATTTGCAAAAGATTTCCTTGAAAGACTTGGCGTAAAGTATATTTATCAGTTTGAGGTGAAGGAGATTGGACGTTGGTATGATTTCTATCTTCCAGATCATAATCTGATAATAGAAGTTGATGGCAGTTATTATCATGCAGATCCAAGGGTTGTGACCGAGGATAAGTTGAAGCCAATGCATAAGAGGAATATGCGTGTTGACGAGTACAAGACAAAGTGGGCACTTGCACATGGCATACCAATTATAAGAATATGGGAGAAGGACATTAACGAATCGCCAACCAAAGTATTTGAGGCATTAAAGAAGAGGCTTGGTCTTGAGAAAGAGAAAGCCATCCTTACTGAGAAGAAGAACAAAAGGCACGTAAACAAGATAAAATAATTTTCACGATATTTAATTACAAATGGAAGTTACGCTTTATTTACCATACTATGACTACAACGATGACGCTTTCAGTGCAAGTGAGGAGTATTATGGGGACGGTGAGTACGCAAATGCAATAGCCGACGATTACAACAAGAACAAGGATATTGTATATAATGCAGCTTTAGATATGTCAAATGGTCAGAGAGGGGTTTTCTCCGGTGTTGACGGGCAAACTTACAAGTTAGGTCAGAAAACGTCTCAGAATGAAGATAAGGTGGCGTATTCGAGCTGTGAAGCTACTTTATATGATGAGGAAGGCGAGGATGATACAGTTGATGCTCTCATAACTAGGTTTGCACAACAGAAATCGTTCATAGAAATGGTTGAATTCAACCTTGATACTGTTGAGGAGGAGTTCGAGAGTGAAATGAATGTATGGAGTAGGGAGCACAATAATATTAACTCATACAGAGGAAGGGCTGGAGAGGCTTGGGTTGCAGCCAAAGAACCTAAGAGAAACCTCAAGATGTCGTTCAAGAATAATGCCGGGGATGTGACGTATGCACTTCTTGAAAATTGTAAGATAATGGACAATTCAGAGCGTGACAACTGGATTTTGTATGTAGAGAGAATAAGTTTAATTGATAAGATATAAGTTATGGCAAATAAAAAATTGACAGAAGAGCAGCAGAATCAGATCAAGACTCTGCTTGCAAATAACGAGATGCTTGAGAAGACGTTGAGAGAAACACAGGAGAAGGGTAGAAAAGGCTCTGTGGAGCAGATTAAACGTGCCCAGCAGGAAGTTATCGACCACATCAACTCAATTGATCCTACAGCCCTAGAAACAGCCAAGAAAGAAAAGAAAAAAACAAACAATATAGATTTGTTTGGTAATACTGATGTATCAATCTTTGATATGCTTGATGATGAGGATAAGCCTGTAGTTAAAACGGAGAAGGAGGATTTAACAGTGCCTAGTGTTAAGGATGCCGAAGTTCCTATGGAGGTGGACAGATATGCAAACACAGAAACTGTTATTGCTGAAGATACAATGTTTAACGAGGCTACTAGTGACTCGTTTGCACAGTATGATGTTATACAGCTTCCAAGTAACGGACAATGTTATAAGAGCAAGATGGACAGAATACCTGTTGCATATCTAACAGCATATGATGAGAATATCATCACCTCACCTAATCTATATAAGGATGGTCTTGTAATTGATTTCCTATTGAAGAGCAAGATTGTGAATAAGGATATAAACCCAGATGATCTTGTTAGTGGCGACGTTGATGCAATAACACTGTTTTTGAGAGCTACTAGTTATGGTCCTGAATTCCCTATCGTGGTACGTGATCCGGAGACTGGTGAACAGATTGATACAACTGTTGATCTAACCACACTCAAACCAAGGGAGTTCAAACTCATTGGTGACGAGAACGGATGGTTTGAATATGAGACACCGATCAAGAAAGATAAGATCAAGTTCAGATATCTTACTAGGAAACAGGAGAAACAGCTTCAAAAGATCACAGAGCTTGAAAACAATGGTACTAAGGCGTATATGCTTGATAACGAAAGAGAAATGCTTTCTGGTGCTATATTGTCAGACAAGCTAATATCTGATGCAGATAAAAAGGCAATAAAGTCAGCGTTGTCTGTAATGGAAAATTGGTCTAAGAAACTTAAGGAAGTTAACGACTCACGCTTCAACAGGATTGTGACAAACAGTTTACAGTTACAGGTTATGGCTGTTAATGGCAATACTGATAGAGAATTTATTAGGAAGTACATTAACAGTATGCCAGCAAGGGATTCACTTATGCTGAGAAGATATATTAATGAGAACAGACCTGGAATTAACTTTGATATCGAAGTAGAACGTCCGGAGAGTCTTGGAGGTGGCTCATTCAGTACCTTTCTTAACTGGGACGATTCTGTTTTCCTCAATATTGCCGAACTATGAGCAAAATCTTAAGGATGAACTTTTCGCCTGTCATATGTATATAAAGATCCCGTTCGATGTTCTTGACAGAATGCCGATCAGAGATAGAAAATATTATATACACAAGTATAACGAATATATGACGGCGAGGGAGAATGCAATGAATCATTCATCATCCACGACTGACATAAGTCAATATACGAATATGAGCCAGGGCGTTACTGGTGACGCTGTATATGAGTAAAAAAATAACCGCTAGGGGATTCCTTAGCGGTTATTATTTTTCAATATAGTTAATTGACTTCTAAGTACATTTGAATATGTTAACACTTTATATAGGGTGTTCAAATATCCACCTTCTTGCGAATCTTTTCCATATTGTTTAAGTGCTTCTTCATATTTTTTCTTTATTCCACTATATGTACCTAAGTTGTCACCATCTTTGTTATTTACTGATAGTAGGTTCATAAGTTGTTCTTCATCTTCATTGTCTGAAGCAGACACTACGTTCTCCAAGAAACTTGCATTCCATGTGAATAAATTTTTTATGTCGTCATTCATATTTTTTTGATACGATAAATTATGGCATTCTTGTTGTAACGTAGTCAATTTACCAACTGTACTATCCCAGTCCTCATCTAACGGGTTTGTGGCAGCTTTTTTAACTGCATCATCTATTGGTGTTTTTTTCGTGGTGTTAACTTTACCACCAGTTTTTGCTGCTGGGATGGTTTCACCACCGTTAGGTGTGGTGTTTCCTTTACCAGGTGCTACATTACCACCTTGTTCTGTATTATTTCCTTGACCAGGTGTTACAGTTCTTCCTTGTGGAGTTTGACCTTGACCACCCTGTGGTGTCTGTACTGTACCACCGCCTTGTGTATTCTGACCATTTTGTGCTTGTTGAATCTTTGTTTTCTGGTGGTTTGCTACAGCAGAGTGTAGATTCTGTAATACTGTATAGCAATTACCCACATTTGGTGTTGCGCTAAATATGTTGCTATTCTGTTGATTTATCTGTTGATATTGTGAGAATAAATTTGGATATATTTTCATTAAGTCTGTTAATGATCCGGAAGATACTACATTTGGTTTATTTCCATATGCATTTGCATATTCTCTATTGTTCATTAACTGTGTAAATGCACTATTTGTGTTATCGTAGGCATCAACACCTGCCTTGAACACGCCATTTAATGGGTTGTTAGTACCCCTTCCAAAAAGATTTTCTGCACCATTACCAAGATAGTTTACACTACGCCTCATAGCGTCTCTAGCAATATCAACTTTGTCTTTTCCATATGGGTTAGACCACGTATTCTTGCCCTTTCCTGCTGCTGGAGAACTTGCTGAATCTATATTACCATTATATATTGCATTAATAACACTGAACACAAAATGATTAAGTATGTCTATGTGTTGTACTGCTGCTTGATTATTCTGAACTGGTTTTGGATCAATACCACTATTTCCGACAAGTTTGCGTAACTCGTCGGCGTATTGACTGAAATCAGCAGATGGCTGTTGAGTTGGTTGTGGGGTTATCTGTTGATTTGGCTGTGTATTATTTGTATTAGTATTGTTTTCAGTGTTATCGAATCCAGAATTGGTATATCCATATCCACCTTGTTGAGTATTTTCTGGCGTTTCTTGTGGAAGATTTTTATTAGCCCATTGATTACTCCATTGATTGAATCTTTCTTGTCTTCCTGCGTTAGCACGTTGTTCCCTATTAGCTGCTGCCTGTTGCTTTTTAACTATATTCTGTTGTTTTTTATCAGCAGCTGCCTGGTTATTCTGAATTACATTCTGTTGTTTTTTCTGTTGTAAATTCTTTTTTGGCTGATATGCTTGTCTTTTATTGTTAGGAGCAATCTTTCTCATATTTCTCCTAGCACTTCCGGACTCTTTAATTATTTCCTCACTAATGATGTCATCCAATATAACACTGTTTATACTTTCTCTTATGATCTGTCTTAGATTCATTGTAAAATAGCTATTTTACGATAAATATCAGATTAATCAGAATAGTTTGGATAACCAGTACATTAAAATGGATGTTCCTTTCCTTCTCGTATATTCGTTGTAGTTAATGGTCTCAGTTATATTGAGTCCATGTTCACTGTTAAGTTTATATGCGAGGGACATAAATTCACTTCCATGACTACCTATTATGTCTTTTCCAGTATATGCAAGATAGTAGTGGATCATTTCGTGTACGAGGATATCTCTGAACTGTGATTCAGTATAATCCCAATTTCCACTAATCTGGATAAGAGGATTCACAGTTGTACCATTACATATACCAGAGTGGAAATACCCGAAGAACTTGTAGCTGTCGGTTATCTCAAATTCCGGCATTGGCAGC